ACCAAATGTGCGTGTTGGCTGTGTTATTTTGCAGCGTGTGCGTGGGGCGTGGACTCCTATTTGGTGTCGATGACATCTACGGTCTACACCAAGTAGGTATGCAAAGCAGCTCCTCTTTACAAATTGCCCGTTATTTTTAGATTGATTTTCACCTGCTTTTTGTCGTCCACGATGATAGAATCTATAATTCTTCTGAGGTCCATATTGGTTGCAGATTGCAGGCTGAGAAACCGCTCAATTTCCGTCATCGCTTCATTCGTGATGCTTTCGATGGTCCTTTCCTGTGTGCGTTGTCCTTCGAGGAGAATAAGCTGGTCATCAATCACATTGATAGATTCGTTGATTTCTGCTGTCTTACTTTTCAACGCTTCCATCGTGATGACATCATTGGCGTACATCTCCATATACTTTTCCAACTTTGCCTTCAGCTTGACCTTTTTCGCCTCAAGCGTTTGAGCGTCTGGCTTACTTCCCTCCACCGCATTTGCTTCCTTAAACTTGCGTGCGATTTCCTGAGCGATGGACTCTTTGTTAGAGACAACCTCTCTCAGGTAGGTGGAGAGTGTTTCAATTAGGTCATCCTCTCTGACGATTGTGTTGTTGGAACATCGTTTTGCGGTATACTGGTTGTTGGTTGGACATCGCCAGTAAATGTAATCGGAGTTTGGATAATGCGTCACTCTTCGTGAGAAGGCGCGTCCGCATTCCTTGCAGCGTATCAGGGTGCTGAATAAATGCCTGTTGCTGTATCGCCCAGTGAAATGCGTGTATTCGGTCGCGTATTGTTTTCTCCTCTGCTCCAAGATTTCCTGTGCCTGCTGGAAGCGTTCGGGCGTTATGATGGCCCATTCCGGGCGGTCATGGTGGTAATACTGTTCCTTCGGCAGCGCCTTCGTCGTTCCTTCCAGAAAGTCCACAACGGTGTAGCGGTGATTGATGTAATGTCCGCTGTAAATTGGGTTCTCCAGTATTCTCCGTATGTTCCTCTGGTTCCAATCGTTACCAAACTTGGTTTTCATCTGCTTTTCGGCAAGTGTGATGGCGATAAGGCGGCATCCGAGTCCCTCGTCGATGTAGAGATGATAGATTTCTCTGACGACCTCCGCTTCCCTCTCGTTGATTTCCATAGTGAAGTTATCAATCCGGTCATATCCGAAAATTCGCGGCGGTACTCTTCCTTTCTTTGATGTAATATTCTTCCCGAACTTGACTCGCTTAGACAGGTTTGAACTTTCCTCCTGCGCCACAGCGCCGAGCAGCGTGATGATGAACTCCGATTCGCCAAGCACTTTCTGGCTGTTATTGACAAAAATCACGTCGATTCCTCTCGATTTGAGCTGTCGAATCGACGTGAGTAGGTCTACAGTATTTCGTGCAAATCGTGAGACATCCTTGACCACAAGAAGGTCAAATAGCCCAAGTTTTGAGTCGCTCAGCATTTTGTTGAACGCATCGCGCTTTTTGAGCTGTCTGCCTGTAATTCCTTCGTCCGTGTAGACATTGACCAGATGATGCCCATTCTGCTTTGCAAAATCCGAGAAAAACTCCATCTGATGCTCTAAGCTATCTAATTGCCGTTCCTCGTCGGTGCTAACTCGTGCGTATCCGCACATTCTCATGTGCCGGCCTCCTTTCGATGCCAGCCAAATTCTGCTGGTTCGATTATACCACGCGCATCCAGCTCGTTCAAGATGCTACCTCCGCTCGGCCGGCAAGCAGCTTTGAAAGCACGATATCTTGAATGGCCTGCATTAGTTCGTCAGGAGTCGCACCGCATTCGATGGTAAATACCACTTGTGTTGACTTTTTCACCTGAAACACCTCCACTGCGAATTTTATGTTTCACACGGCCGAGTATATGAGAGTGATTCGCTCAGTCCTCGTCCTCGTCATCATCCTTCTCCCATTTCCTACGCTTTCTGCCGTTAGGAAGCAGAAATACGGCGAGTAGGCATTCCGTCAGGACCCATATTCCAAATTTCTTTTGAACCTCTGGGTCAAACGCCGCAGGTTGGTATCCTTCAAACAGGATTTGAGGGATATGGCGCAGGACGTCCATATAAAGCTCTCCCTGCTCGTGCCAAAAATATGCGATGCCAAGAATCAGGACACCTACTACAACGCCTTTATAGATGGCTCTACGCAATGGTAGCACTTCCCTTCACAGGAGGCAGCTCATGCCCCGCGTTGACGATGAACGGCATCCAGGCGTTTACCTGAATAGTTCCGTCATGCCTATTCCTGGAATAAACGATGAAAGAACCCTTCTCGTGCTTCAGGTCTACCAATGCTCTTGCGACTGCCGCAAAGTTCTTGTTTCTCATGGCGGAATACCTGGCCGCAACCTCTGCGAGAGAAGCATACGGGTTTGCCTTGATGCAGATAGACAGGCAGGCCAGTCCAACGGATTTAGAGTGTCCTCCTTTATCGTAGAAACACACATCTTCAAAGGAACACTTCATGTCCTCGTCCTTATGCTGTTCAATTTCGCTCAGTAGGCGAAGCGTCTGCTCGCTCAAGTCAGGGTCGGAAGATACCAGGACTTTCCCCTGTTCGGACAGCAGCTTGTCAGGGAGACTGCACCAGGCATCGACGCCCGGCTGCGTTTTCAGCGTTCGGTTTGCCATTTTTCAACTCTCCCCTTTCACCAGAAATTCAATGCTTTCCGCATTATTCAGAATCTCCGCTTGAATATAGACAATTACAGAGGTCTGCTTGCAGTTAGAGATATCTTGACTGAACTGGAAGGCAGGATTGATTTCTGCCGGTTCGATGACGATTTTAACGCTCTCGTCCCCGATATACTGCTCGGCGGCCACCAGATTGACCTCTGTTCCGTAGGCATCTGTGGAGAAAACAATCGCCTTATATCCGGCGGCATACCAGTCATCGACGAGCGGGACCTGTTCCGGCTCCACCTGCACGATGTCAAGGTATTCGCTCAGGTACTTTTCGTATTCCTTCTTCGTGTCCAGCATTAAATATCCGTTCTTCTCCAGTTTCCTATTTACCTTTGTGGAGAGCACGGACTTGCAGAAGGTTCCTTTTGCATCCATATCTGCAAGGGAATCCTCTGTATAGGGCTGGATGGTTACTTGACCTGAGATGCCGCCTCCCGACGGCATCCCGGTCATCAGTGAGATAGTGATTCCGACAGCTGCCGCAACTATCAGCGCAACACCGGCAATAGCTGTCAGAAGTTTTGCCCTTTCTTTCGCTCTGCTGTGCATGACGGTCAAATTTCAACTTCGCCTGCGGGAACAGCAACGGCCACAGCGGGTTCGGTGGCAGGTGCAGCAGGCTCAACCGGCGCGACAGGCGCGGGAGTAAACTCCGCAGCTACGGGTGCAGGAGCGGCTTCCTGGACAGGTGCGGGTGCGGCTACCTCAACTGCGGCAGCAGGCGCTTCCGAAGTGGGAGTAGCAGGCGTAGTCTGTTCAGCCTCCGGCTCTGCGTCCGGTGCAGCATTTACCTCCATGACCGGCGTGGCGGTCTTTACGAACAGAGCCAGGTCCATCTCATACTTCTTTGTGGACGTCTCCAGACCGGTCACGAGGAAAGAGCGGTCTGTTCCGTACTTCTTGCGCAGATAAGCGAGGGCCTGAGTGGCATCGACAGCATCTGCGACCAGTTCGGACGGACATTCCTTGAATGCCGGCATACCGTTCTCCAAAACGGCCTCGGAATAATGGATGACCGTAGCGGTCACTTTTCGTGTGATTTTTTCCATGTGTAAGCTCCTTTCGGTGGGAAAAAATTTCAAAAAATAAGCGGCATCACAAGACAAACCCGCGAAAAACGGATAGTTTGCGACGCCGCTTTTGCTGGCTGCTGCTTGCCCGTCTCTCCGGACTGTCACCGCTGCGGGGCGGCTGCTTGCGGTTAGCCCCCGTGAGTCCCCGTTTCCCCTGCCCTGATGTGCTCTATCTGTGGGCAGACCGTTCAGACGTGTACTTTGTCCGAGCACTGGACGTGGAGCAACGTACCGGATTCGAACCGGCACCGCCGATTTGGAAGACCGGAGTGCTGACCGTTAAACACCAACGCTGCTTGTTGCAGTTCCCGACAATCAGAGTATCGTCTACTTGCGCGTAATGGGCGTTTTCGCAAGCCGCCGTGTATACCCACCGGCTCCGCATCTGAATTGTCGGGCATTGTCATTCTTCGTGAGGCTTTCTGCACACGCTCACATCAGCCGAGAGCGACTCGGCATCTGGTTTCGGGGGCGGGACTCGAACCCGCGTCAACCGGCTTATGAGGCCGGACTGGAACCATCTCCAGGCACCCCGATATGTATGGCAGGGACGGTTGGGAATCGAACCCACCACACGCGGTTTTGGAGACCGCATCGCCAGCCTTAGAACATTCGCCCCTGTATTGCGGATTCAGCTCTTTGCGTTTGCAACCGCATCCGAGCGAAAAACAGTCGTTTCGCCAGAAAATAGAGAGGCAATACAACTGAAAAAAGTTCTTATCCGCAAGAGCTTTTTAAGGTGAAGAGAGGGCCATCAACCGTTGCCGCGAGGAGTCGAACCTCGCCGCTTGGGGAATCGAACTCCCGCCCCGGCCCTCTGGTCCGGGACCATCCCGGATGGCATAACCCCCGCTTAGATTGTCACACACCGCGACCCGATGACTGTGCTCCGAAAAGTCGCAGCCCCGAATTTGCTCGGTTGTATCGGGCCGGACGCATCTTCCGGTGCAGTTTTCAGCAAGGGATGGAGCTGAAAGTCGGACTCGAACCGACAACCTACGCATTACGAATGCGTCGCTCTACCAACTGAGCTATTCCAGCATTTTTGTTCGGCTCCCGGTCGCGGACGCCTTCCTACCAGCCGCCAAACACTTAGCAATGATGCCAGCCGCCCAGCACTTAGCTTTTTGCGCTTCCTCGCCCGCATACCGGGATGGTGCTATCGAAGGGACTTGAACCCTTACACTGTTTCCAGCAGCAGATTTTGAGTCTGCTGTGTCTGCCAATTCCACCACGATAGCATATAGACTCCCCGCGAGCGAGTAGCTATTCCGCTCATGCCGGATTTACTATCCGCCCTCGGTGGCACATTTTCCGAGGAATCCGGGCTTGAAAAAGAAGAGATGTGGCTGGACAAACAACTTTTACTGTCCTGTCGGCACGGATGGGTTCCCGCCCCGGTGGATTTTCACCACTATATTCTGTTAAGCCCATCTCTTTTGGATGCGGAAGACGGGAATTTCCGCAATGGCGGTCCCTGCTGGACTCGAACCAGCGACACCCTGATTAACAGTCAGGTGCTCTACCAACTGAGCTAAGAGACCAAATGGGGCTGGGAGCCGGATTTGAACCGGCGACCTACGCATTACGAGTGCGTCGCTCTGCCAACTGAGCTATGCCAGCATTTTTTCTTTGGGAGAATGGCTGAGATGGCTGGATTCGAACCAGCGAGTCAGGGAGTCAAAGTCCCATGCCTTACCACTTGGCTACACCTCAATATTTCGCGGGCAGACTTTGGGACCGTCTGCCGGGGTCGTAATCTCGACGAGTGCGCCAGCAACGGGATTCGAACCCGTGAACTCTACATCCTTTTGGATTAAGAAGCTGAATCCGCCCAGACTTCTGCCGGCATAAACAGTTTTTAGAGGAGAAAGCAGACTACAATGCCGCCTGCCAGGGCGCTTCATGAATGGAGAAAGTTGAAAAAATGGCGGGTGGCCGGATTTGAACCGGCGAGTGCGCTCTCCTACCAAAGCGCCCGCATATATTGCTTTAAGGGGGGATTGGCAGACTATAACGCCGCCTGCCGGGGCAGATGTATGGGTAAAAAAAGGAGAAGAAAAAAATGGCGGGCGGTCGGATTCGAACCGACGAGCGTTTGCCCCTGCCGGAGCACCCGCATATATACTGAAGGAGAAAGGCAGACTACGACGCCGCCTGCCAGGGCAGATGTATTTGAATGAAAAGGGAGAAAGAAAAAATGGCGGGCGGTCGGATTCGAACCGACGGGCATTTGCTCCTGCCGAAGCACCCGCGTGTTTTGCCTCCTTCAATTTATGTTTGTATTATACCACATAACATCTTGATTGTCAATAAAATGATGAAAAAAGGCCCCCAGAATTGTGGGGGCCTTTCAATTAGTTCTGGCCAGCCAACTCGTCTGCCCAGAGCGAAAGCCAGCTGTAGATTTCGTTGCCTACGGCTGCATCGAACTCAGGATGCTCGTCGAAGCTCAGCGGAGCGTCGATTTGAGAACACTCCCCCGATTCGGGTTCGTAAACGTCGATTTCAACATGGTCGTTATCCATACGGATGGTCAACTCAAGATTTCTTTCCATAGTACATTCTCCTCCTTTTTAACTCCGGTTCTTCCATTTTAGTGGTGAGATTGGCTGGGCTGACAAGGAGTCAGGCCCAGCGTAATCCACAGTTTTGTTGTAGGAATTTACACCTTTTGCATTGCTTTATGTCAGCCCTGCCCCGGAAACGGGCCGCGAGGCATTTCCTGCTTTGCGGGCGTTTCTGCATCAGGCTTAGGTGCATCCGCCATGGCGGGCTGAGCCTGCTCAGGGGCTTTGACCGGCCGCGCAAACGCCTTAACGGTATCCCAGAATACATCCATCTGGTCCGTACACTCACGCTCTTCCAGATAGGTCGCAGCAAGGTCCGCCATGTGGAGCATGGCAGCGAGCGGGTAGCGATTATAAACATCGCTGGTTTCGCGCTCGTTTTCAAAGTCTCCCATGTGGTAGCGAATGGCCATGCGCTCTTCCGTGGTAAGGCCATACACTCCGAGGAATTTCTCAATGATGGCGACGGAGGACTCGCCGTGGCCGAGCTTGTGCGTATCGGTCACGGTGTAGCTCATAACCGTCTCCCAGATGAAATCTCCGAGGCTGTCGTGCTTTACGTCCTTTTGAAGGGCGTTTTTCACCTTCTCCGCGTCATACGTCTTCCGGTTCTTCGGTTCCATCGAATAGAACCCGACCTTGCAGATGTCATGGAGAAGCGCGACGATGGCAACAGACGTCATCATGGCATTGCTTTCCTCAGTTTGAAGTTGCGCGTCGGCGTCCTTCATAGAGTTGGCGTTGCCTACGATGATAGTCAGCCATACATAAACATTCCAGGAATGCTCCATCAAACCGCCAGGATAGTTCCCGTGGTACTTCGTAGATGCGGGCGCGTTGACATAGTTCATCACGCCGTTTCCACAGTCCGACTGCATCCAGTTCAGGAGTCGCTTGATGCCTGGACGACCAGTCTCAATAAGGGCTGAAGAAATGTTCTTCCAAAGAGTTGCCTTCTCTTCCGTGGTCAGGCTGTCCTTGTGTGGAACATTGGCCGCAGTCAGTTTCACATTGCTCAACATTGCATATCCTCTCTTTCAAAGTTCAAAATTGTCAAGGCTGCTTTTGCGCTCCGCAACATTCTGCACCTTTTGGAGCAGTTCCTGCTTGATAGCAGGCCACGAATGAATCAGCTCAAGGCCAGCATCCGAACGAGTGCAGAAGTCAGAACAGCCGAATTTCTGCGTGCCGGTTGGTAGCAGGTTCATGAGCAGATTCCCTGCACCTCCGCAAACACTGCGTCCGTCTACATAGAGACGATACTGCTTCCCGGTGGTGCCGTTGGCAAAGTGTACCACATTGCCAAAATAGACAGTAATCGCTTCACCACAGAGCTTCGGGCTGATTTCGGCTTCGATGTATGCCTTGATTCTCTCAATGTTTGATTTCAGTTTCGCCTTTTCTTCTGTTGTCAGTTTCATTTTTTCATTTCTCCTTTACAATATTTGTGGAATCGTTCATATTTGATGTTTGATATAAGCAGTGCCAATATAGATGAGTTGAAATAACTGGAATTATTCCAGATACGGCTTGAGAAGCTGCTGACAGTTACGGATTGTCAGGCTCGACAAGATTGCGGAAGACAGCTCGTAGGGGTCATCTTCGACAGTCTCGCTGTCCCATTGCTCGTTGCCTTTGAGACGCCGACGCATCATCATCTTCGCATAGCCCGCTTCATCCTCACTCGGCTCGATTTTCAGGCCATCGACTTCGCCGTTGCGTACTGCATCAACCAAATCTACGCCCATAATGTGCTCGGCAACCAAATTCTGCCAAAATTCCGCTTCTTCCCATGCGGGATGTTCTACCGTGCGGACTTTCATTGCGGATGCGGATATCTCGACCTGTGTAGTATTATCCGGCAGGCCCAGCGTATCGCAAACCTCAGACCAAGCATCGCTATTCCGGAAATCCTGTTTTGCAAGTATCAGTTTCATTTTTATTTCTCCTTTATAAAATAGTCTTGTTTATATAAAAGTCAGCGGTATATAGCCGCTGACTGAACTTTCTTTTTGTTTGTGATACTTCCTTGGTATGTTCTTAGCATAGCGACAAATATGAGAAATGGCCCATTTTTGCACAAGGAACCCAAGAACCCAAGAATTCTTGCGAATTGGAATGGTTTTCTGGGAATCCTCAAAATTGGATTGACTTTTTAATGTAAATTTGGTATAATGTGCTTGCAACGATGGATAACACGTTTGCATCATTTTTTTCATTTCTCCCCTTCAATAATATGGTGGATGGACAGTTCTTTGTGAAACTGTGTCCATTCACCATATTTCTTTTTTGCGGAGGTTTTTATGAACAAGAAGTCTTTTTCCGGCCACGATATACCGGAGGCTGCCAATCTGCCAGTTGCTCCCCTCACACCTGATGACAACGAGTTCTACGCCCTGTGCGGGTTCATCGACGATATCTTTTTACTGCCTGAGCGCCGAGAACGCATCGTAAAACTCGCACAGGACAACCACCTACCCATCTTCATGGTTGTGAATATGGTTGAACCTTACTTTGCGCTCAACCATATTACAGAGTATGACCACTCGCCTGATTCGTTTGAGACGGTGTTCAAGTATCTAAAGGCACTCGCTGACGAGGAGGGGGAGCTGTTCGAATAATCTTTTTTCATCAATACGCAAAAAAACAGGGCAGCTATGCTGCCCTGTTGATGTGTCGTGTTGTGTGATTCTTTCTGCTGTGGCAACTCAATCTTCGCAAGGCAGGCAGGACGCATCCATAACCTGCTCGTACAGTTTCTTGAATGCACGGATGCGCAAGTCGTAATCATAATAGACAACTTTTGATTCCACGACATCCTCCCGCTCAACAGCCGGAAGAATCTTTATGACAACGGTATTTCTTTTTTTATTGATGGCCTCTCTGTCCTGTGTGAGGACTGTGATGGCGTAGATTTCCTTCGTTCTCGGATACAATTCCAGGATGAAAGAAACCTTGTTCACCATGTCCAGAATCTGAAAACGCTGCCGCTTCTCAACATAGTCGTAAGACTGGCGGCGAGAAGCGCGGGACAGCACGATATCCTCGGAGACCTTATCGGCGAAGATGGCGTCTTCGAAAATGGTGCCAAGGATAATTCCAGCCTTCTCAACGGAGCATTTTCTTTCGGCGGAACGGTCCTCGAAATGTACGCTGTAAAACAGGTCCCACTCCCCGTCCTGTCCGTTTGCATGGCCCATATAGATGGTCGTAGCATTCCGAAATGAGGCAATTTTGGGTTCTTTCTCCTTCATGTTGCATCTCCCTAAAAAGTTTTTACAACAAAGGAGACACCGAGAAATCGGTGTCTCCTTGCTTTGTATGTGCCGAATCAGAACGGCAGCTCACCGTCATCATCAGAGATGTCGATAAAGCCGTCATCGTTCATAGCGGGCGCTGCGGAAGCGTATGCGGCAGGACTACCGCCGGACGCCTGCGCGTTGCCGCCGCTCTCCAGCATGACGTTTGCGTTCTCCTTTTCCACCTTATCGGCTCCCACATGGTCCTTGGCAAACAGGGACACGCGGCCGAAAGCGGCACGCTTCTTCCCTTCCTTATCCGTATAGACGGACAGTTCGCCGGAGAGAACGATGTTCTGCTTGAAGGTCAAATTGGGGTCGCCCATGACCTGATACAGGCCCATCGTGCTGCGGTCCATGAACACGCCGGCATACAGCTTGCCCTTGATAAGCTCGACGCCGGTGGTTTCCAGGAACTCCTTGAAGGTCAGGTACTTCCCATCGTAATAGACAGAAGAGAAAGGATTGCCGTTGTTGTTCTTGCGGTCATCCGGGGAGATAACAACAGTACAGGCAATCTGCTTGTACTGCTTGTTGTTCTTGGATGTGCGCTCGATGACCTTGAACGGCTTTGCCCCACTCTTGGGGAAGTGAATGCCGCACTGGAACGTGCCGTTGATGCTGACGCTCTTTTCGCCCTTGTAGGTGGAGACGACGTTCAGGTTGTTGGTGTACTCAGACATGATTTTTTCTCCTTTTCGAAATAATTTTTGTGGTTGTAGCTTGCACATTAAAAAAATGGGACAAGCGATTCTTCCCTGCGGACAGTTCCGAATGCGCTTGTCCCAGCGAAGTATCAAGTCAATTTCATGAGAGATACTTCTTTAATGTAACGCCATCATACCCTACGATTTTCAATTTTCAAAACCTGTCTGTTCGGAACCTGAGAACTCAAGAACCCCAGCGGTTCACTGGCCGAACATGGTGCAGAAGCGATAGAGCATGACAATGGTTTCAGCTCTCGTCATGTGGTACTGCGGACCAAGCGTTTGGTTCGACTGCCCCACGACAATGCCATTGGTCGCTGCCCAGCTCAGCGGGCGAACGGCGTAAGAAGAAACCGCGTAGAAATCAGCGTAAGCGTTCAGCACGCCAGTCTCCTGATAGTAAGCGAAGCCACGGTAGGTAGCGTAGCGGTACAGGATAGCGGCTGCCTGCTCACGAGTAACGGCGGCATACGGCTTAAAGGAGTTATCACCGTAGCCGGTGACAATGCCGTTCTCCGCAGCCCAGTAGATTGCATGAGCAAAGGGAGAGGAAGCAGCGACATCGTTGAAGTAGGTGTGACGTCCGGGATTTGGGCTTCCGCAGATACGGTACAGGAGCAGAACCAGCTCACCGCGAGAAACGGGCGTGTTCGGGGAGAATACGTCATTGGACACACCGTTGACGATGCCGCGAGAAGTCATGTAGCACAGCTCATTGTAGTACCATGCAGAGTTGCTCACGTCATAGTACGGATTCTTCCAGCCCGGAGTCCAGTCATGGTTCGGTCCACCGGGATACCAGTTGCCGGCATTGTCCCAGTACCCGTTGATTCTGGTGAACTCCACGTCGAGGCGGTGGTCATCTCTGACGTTGGTGAAGGTGTACTGATTGTTGCGGGTGGAAACCAGAGAACCGTCCACATAAACGGCAGAAATCCGATAGCCTGCATCGGGTTCAAAGTAGAACGTGCGGCTATTTCCTCTGGCAACGGTGACACTGCCGCTGTCATTGGGCGTTACCGTACCGCCATAGCTGGAGCGAATGGTGATGTCATATCTGGAGTTAGAGGAATTACGCTTTGCGAACTCAACGTAAATCTCGTGGTCCTCGCTGACATCGCGGAAGGTGTAGCTGCTCTTGGTTCCGACATACTCGTTATCGACATAGACGCCGATAATCTCATAGCCACTGTTCGCATAGAAGTTGAAAGTCTTATCCGCACCATCCCGCACGGTATTCGTGCCAGACGGAGAAATGCGGCCGCCATCGGAAGCGGAAGCGTCGATGGTATACCGGTCATTCGTCGGTTTGGAGTGATTGGAAAGAATTTCGAAATGCTCCGTGGCATACGAGCCTCGGTAACTATTGATGCCGGTAACAAAGACAGTTGCCGTGCCAACCTGTCTGTTGTTGGAGAAGCTCAGAGTGTAGTCCTCGCCTTCCGTCAGACGGTTGTTATAGCGGTCATAGACCTTTACCGTCGGCTCCTGGTAGGTGCCGTTATAGTAGACATCATTGACAACCACGCGGAAGTCCGTGCTAATGACGTCATCATCGACCTTGACATCATAGTAGGTCATTGTTCCTTCACGAACCGTAATAGCATAATTCGGGTTCACGGGGAATTCCGCACGGATGCCAAAGTACGGGCCATAAGAGTAGCCCGTCTTGGAATAGACGGAATAACGAGGCGAACCGAGGCTGTCGCCGGGGGCGAGGCTGCCGCTGGTGATGTCATAGCGGAAGGTCGGGTCGGTATCTCGGATGCTGCAACGCACGTCGCGGATGCGCACCGTGATGGGAGCTGCCTGGATGGTGAACTCACGCACCTCGCTGACCTTGCTGTAGCTGCCGATTCCGTTGATGGTGACGCTGGCCTTGCCAGCATTGACGTTGTTGCGGTAAACGAGATTGTAGTCCCGTCCCTCTGTCAGCGTCTTTCCGGTGGAAGCGTCCTGAACGGTGGGCTTCGGCGTCTGAGCACTGCCGTTGTAGAAGACATTGGACGGGCCGCTGATAACGACGGTGCCGAGCGTTTGGACAATCGTCAGAGTACCGGGCAGAACCGTGATTTCGTAATCGGCGTTGTCCTGGAAGGTCGCGCTGACCGTCTTGGTGCGGTTCCCGTTATCCTTCACGGAATACTGCGGCTGTCCAAGCGAATCTCCGGAAGCAAGTGTTCCCTGAAGAATCGTGTAGGTGTAGGAGGCCGGGTCCTTGACATCCTGCACATCGTCCACCTTCACGACTAACTGAGCGGGGTGAATGGTGAACTCACAGCTGTCAACATACCCTGCATACTTCCCCATTCCGAGAATGTACGCAATTCCCGTGCCGGCGTGAACATTGTTGCTGTATTCCATCCGGAAGTCAGTACCAGCAACCAGTTCCGTGCCGCCCACTGTGATTTTTGGCGTCGGCGTCTGTGCTTTTCCGTTGTAGATGATGCCGCTGCTGTCGATTTCGCCGATACTGGGGCCGGACACGGCCTGCATTACGGCATAGTCTCCTTCTGTCCTCTCCGCCCCAGCAGTGCCGAGAGCTTGTGCCGGTGCTGTGACCAGCGTAAGCGTCAGAACTGCCGAGAGTGCGGCGGAACACACACGGTTTTTCCTATTCATGCAAAATTTCTCCTTTCAAAATTTTTGGGGTTCCGCTCTATATATTATCCCACATATACACCTATTAGTCAATTTATTTCTGACTGAATATCCAAAAAGGCCGAAAATATACAAAAAAACTGCGCGTCCTCCTTTTTCAGGAAGACGCGCAGCTTTTCAACTTTTCACCGTGAACGCAGCGTGAAGCCGGTCGCCCAAAAGGGTGTGCCGAACATCTGTCTGGTTGTTCAGTATGGCGGTGTTGAGCGCCTCTGTCTGACCAATCAACGCGACGTTCTGCTTGGCTCTCGTCACGCCCGTATAGATGATATTGCGCTTGAGCATAACTTTGTGTTCCTCGGATACCACCATGATGACGGTTTGGTACTCTGAGCCTTGGCTTTTATGCACGGTTGTGCAGTAAGCAAGGTCAAGGTCCTGCATCATCTCAGGCGTATAGTCATGGCGTTTGCCGTCCCCGTTGAATTCGATAGACGCGATGTAAGTCCATCTGTTCATATCGTCCGGGTCCGGCATTTTGCTGATTTCATGGATAACGCCGATATCGCCGTTCATAGCGATTTCCGTGTTTTTCGTCTGCATGACCAAATCACGCGGACGAAACTCCAGCTTTCGAATCTTGATGCTCTCCTCCCCTTCTATGGGCGGATTGATAAGATTCTGGAGCTGGCGGTTGAACTCGTTGACGGAGAGCAGGCCCTTGTTCCGGAACGGATTCAGCAGAATCACATTCTCCAGACCAAATTTCTTCACCGCTTTCACATAGAACGCGCAGGCGGTGCGGAGAATTTCTTCCGGTGCAGACCGCTCAATGAAACAGAATGTGTTAGTAAAAGTGAGGTTTGTGCAGCCCTGGTTGATTTTCAGGCTATTCCCAACAATGGGGTTATCCTGTGCCTGACGGAAAATGACGCTCAGTCTGGTTGTTGGAACAGCCTTGCTGCGAATCATTTCACGAAGCACATTACCAGCACCGACAGATGGCAGCTGGTCAGGGTCGCCGACAAAGACGACCTTTGCTCCATCAGGAATCATGGACAGAAGTTTCGCAGCGATGAACTGGTCCATCATGGAGGACTCGTCAATAATAAACAAGTTCCCTTCCAGGAAGCCCTCGTTGCGGTTGTCCAGCTCCGGTACTCCGGTGTAACCGATAGCAGAATGAATGGTCTGTGCCGGAAAGCCGGTCGCCTCAGACATTCTTCTTGCGGCTCTTCCCGTCGGAGCCAGAAGCACAGCATTGGAATCTCCACCGAACACTTGCTGATGGACATAGAGAACAGCCTTTGTGACTGTTGTTTTGCCCGTGCCGGGTCCGCCAGTGATGATTTCGACCTGATGCTCAAAAACACCGTGTACGGCGTCTCGCTGGCTGTCGGCCAGCTTGAAGTTCGCATCTTCGTACTCTTCGATAAAGGTATCAATTTCTGTGATTTTAGAATCGGAAGCGCTCATAATGCGGCGAATATCTTTGACAATCCCCGTCTCCTCCTCAAAGGATTTGGTGGAATAGACCATGTTGGCTGTGACCTTGATGGTCTTCATCTTATACGCTAAGTTCAGCGCCTCTTTGCAGTTGTCCTCGGACACCGCGTTATGGAAGCCAGCATTAAGCACCCTGGTCATCTCACCGAGCAGTTCGTCCTTTGGAACGCACACATGGCCTTCCATAGATTTTTGCTCGAAAATATAAGCAAGGGATGCGATAAGGCGTGCCGACCTTGCGGGGTCAAAATCCGGCAGCGCACGCGCCAGCCTATCCACGGTCTCGAAGCCGAAGCCTCGCACCAGCATCAGGGAATAAGTATGATGCTCAACGGTATCCAGCGGGTCAAGCTCATTCTTGTTGCAGTAGCGTACCAGGTCGTTGAGCATCTTTGGCGTAATCGCCGCCGCTGCATCGCCGAGCTTTGCAATGATTTGCCGCTGAAACTCCGTCTCTTTCAGTCTGGTCATCAGCTTTGTTACTGTTTTATCAGTAACGCCATTGACAGCCTTGAGTTGAGACGGGTCAGACTCCAGTACATTCCAGACGCCATCGCCCCATTTGGCGTAGATACGCCCGGAAACGACTTTCCCGATACCGCATTTCAAGCTGCAAAAATAAGAGACAATGGCCGCCTTACCTTTTGGCTGCTCCATATCGAAGTAGCTTACTTCGAATTGGCGTCCATACTTCCCATTCTTGCTCATTCCCCACTTTCCGTGAAGGGTGTAGATGATGTCGCTTGCCGTCGGAAGGTTGCTTCCGCACGCGACGAGATACTCACCGGTATCCGCATCCTTATAGCGGACGACCATGAAGCCGTCCGCCGAATGGATGGTGAAGGAGTGTTTGCAGCGCACCTCCTCCTTCAGCGTCTGGTTGATATCGTAACACAAAGGCTGTCACCTCCTTCCGGAGGCACAGCGTCTGTGGCTGATGTGTCTCATTTTTTCATTTCTCCTCTCATTGAAGAAGCATCACTTTTTGCGAGTACGCACCTTTTTCCGTTTGATGCTGAAGACCCGTGAACTTTCCGGATTTACTGACACACACTGATTGTACGCATCAGGGAAGCGGATTTTCAGAGTTTCCATATCCACGTTCGTTCTCGAACGCGGACTCCATTTGACTTCCATAAACTCATTGTCGGGAAGATTGATACGTCCCTCTACGGCGTCGTTCAGCTTGAGCATGAACAATTCAGAGATAGCATCCTGGCGCTCTTTGATGGCATCGACTTCCTTCTGCTTCGCGACGCGGTTTTCACCAAGCGTGAGCCACTCATTTGCGGCGGCCAGCATATCCAAGTCGTGCGTCATATCGACAGCATCGGCACTGGGGTCTGCATAGCCGCTGTGATAGGTTCGGATGACTTCGATATCCTTCTTCGGGATACCGGAAGCCTCCGGCTCCACATTCGGCTCCACATAGGTGTTCCACCACTCTTCTCCGTTTGCCAGCTGGTCGTCTTCCGCCAGCTTATCGCGCTCGACGCAGCGGGCGACGAACTGCTCGCCGCTGTACGCACTGCCGACGTAAAGTCCCCCAACGATAAGGTCAACAATGAACAGGCAGCCAATGTATGTTCCCTGCACGCGGTCATCATCCAGCACTGCCGGATACTGGCGCGTCTGCGGGACATAAGAGCGGGGAATCTTGCCGTCTTTCCATGCGTCCCAGTTTTCCGCGACGGTCGTTTTCGCCTCAAAGACAAAGATGCGGCCATCCGGCGAGATGACAATGCCATCAATGTTCGCCGTCTGATGCGGGTACTTCCGGGAACGGAACATCCGTGTTTCGGGAATCCGCTTGAAGCCAGTCAGCTTCAGAAAGGCGTCAATGACTCTATCTTCCATGATGTGTCCACGCTCGAAGACGGCCTGGGCATCATTAGACGGAATGAGTTCAGGGGTGCCCACCTTGTCGTGGTAGGTCTCCTGCGCCGTTTTGTACCGGCTCTCGCCACGGATGGCGGCGGCGTCAGAGCCGCCGATGCCGAAGTGACGAAGGGCCTCCCACTCTTTCGTCTGCACGAAAGCGCAGTCAACGACGACCTCAGCATTCGGCCACTCGAAGCGATGCTCGATAGGCTTCCCGTCGTAGCTGTTCTGAACCCACATGGCAAGTTCCACGCTGTCCATCCGCTCGAACAGGTCAAAGCTGTTGTCAAACAGGATTTTGGCCGTCTTCGCGAACGCCGCGCCGTCCATGCCGGACTTTGCGAGCGCGTCATCGAGTTTTGCCATACGGGCCTTAATGACTTTCACCGTGTCCTCGAAGTAGGACCGTTTTCCCGCACAGATATGCGGGCAGGAATCAGGCAGATTGCATTCAAAATAACTCATTTCTTATTCTCCTTTTTTGAAATTCGGATTGAACGTGCTGTTGTATGCAGCGGTTCCGTTCCAGTCATCGTAGAGGACGGTTTCCGTCTGCGTCCCATTCCGAAACGTGACGTTCGGGCGGATGCAGTTCCCGTCCATCCACGAGGCACCGCATTCGTGGCAGGTCAGCCAACGAGCGAACGGTTCGTTGCAAAGTTTCCGCATGAGGTAGCCGCCGGTGTCGAGTCTGCGCCAGATTTCTGTGCATTCGCCATCCATGTCGCAAACGAACTCGACATCAATGGTCTTCGGCGGATTGCGTGTCTGGTCGTTCTTGTATGCGTTCCACGACACGCTCGGAAACCACTCTTTGCAAACCTCGCTATACTCCATCTTTGAATTTTCTGCAATGTACTGTTCACCGAGCAGCTCCACATCTTCTTCTTTCATATAGAGCTTTCCGGTGTTGCCCGCGTCATCAGTGAACACAACCGCTTTTCGTTCTGCCAGAACGATGTCCGCGTTATCGCTATACGGAACAGCTTCTTCCTTTGTGATGTCTCTGATTTCAACTTTCATTTCTCATTCTCCTTTTTGTACTTTTTCTTCGCACATTCCGGGCAGAGGACGTTTTCGCCGCTCTGCATCATGGTCATGTAGATTTCCTGTCCAAACGCGCTGATGAAGCACTTGGAGCAGAAAACCTTTCCGCATCCTTCCGCCTCACACGACCACAGTTCGCCGTGGACGTCATCGGAGGCGTCCCACTTCGCGTTGTGGCCGCAGAAATCGCAGGTGTAGGTATCTGTCTTTTCGACATACATAAGCAGTTCTCCTTTCATGGGCGGCGGTGTGGGATTTGCTCCGCACACCGCCGTAATCACTTACTTCCAAGCAACTGTTCCACCGATGTCATAATCGGACCAGTTGAGGTTCAGCGTCTTTCCGATAAGCTCTTCCAACTCCAGAACCTTCGCATCGCTCGCACCTGCGTGCTTGGCGTAGGTGGGAATTTGTGCCATGCTCAGGTAGATGTCCAGCGCAGACATACGCGGGGAGTTGATAGCAAAGGTATCAACTTCTTCACGCGCAGGGTCAGCATACTTTCTGGGGATTTTCAGGTAGGAGCAGATGCCAACGAGACAGTTGACGGGATTGGAAATTTCCATGCTTCCCATCTTCTGCATCATGGCAGCGCCATCCTCAAACAGCGCGTACAGTCCGTCCGCTTCATCCTCGAACTTCTCCAGTCCGTACTTCCCTGCCGCCAGCTTCTTGTGCTCGACGCGAATGCCCTTTCCAATGGCGAAGGAGAAGGCCCCGCCTGGGGACATCAGCTTCGGCATCAGAATTGCCGAACTGGTCGCTGTGTCGCTGGTAGACAGTCGAACAACGGGCATCCAGTTGACAGCATGATTGCGGGAGACCGCGTTCGAAAGCGCCTTCTGGTACTTGTCAATGAGGTCGTCACGGACGTCGGGCAGCTCCCACACAGCGCTGGTATAGCTATGGGAATTGAACCCTTCCTTGAACTTCGGGACGCCGAATCGGTTGTTCAGCTTCTCCTTCGTGATACGGACCAACTCGCTGATGCGCATAATGGCGTAACCGTCGGATGCGCCGCTGTGCAGCGCGGACAGTTTGCCATAACGCAGCAGGAGAAGCCCGTTTCCCTTGGCATACCGCAGAGCGATATTCAAGCACTGCGCAAGGTCGGCAAACCCTTCCGCTTTCACCATGTTCGCATTGGCGGGGCCAATCAAACCGGCGGTGGTGTAGAGTGTCGCACGACCGGTATCACGCAGGCACCAGGTTGTGCCCTGATACTGAACCATGAGGTTCGTACCGTAACCACCATGCAAATCGTTGACGGCGGTATCATGTGCCGTATCATGGTCAACGCCATACTTTGCCACAGCGTCCGCTACGAACATCGGCCCATCCAGAGGAATGACCTGAAGCTCTTTGCGAGGGATTTCGGGGAGCCACTCGCTGTTGTTTTCCATGTCCCGGATAGAGTCGATAAATTCCGACTCGTCATGGAACATTTCTTGGAAATCGTCAAAAATCTTGCTGCTCATTTTTTCATTTCTCCTTTTCGTGAATTATTAGGTGATATATAAAAGCCAGTATCCGCAAGGGATACTGACTGAACTTTCTTTATGTATGTGATACTTCCTTTGTATGGTCTCAGCATACCGGCGGATGAAGAAAACGCCTTATTCTCCTTTCAAGAACCCAAGAACCGAGGAACTTTGCGGCCCAGTAAGGCAACGAAGCCTTTCCTCCCGGAAAAACAGTGCAAATATGCCCTCTCATGGTGCATTTCTGCTCTTGCATGGACCTTTGGAATCCGGACAAAAAAGCGAGCAGGCATTAAGCCTGCTCGCGGTTTGCGGTTCGCTGAATGCGGATTCAGTTTTAGCCCCGAAGGGTGGCAAAAACTATTTATCGCATTGGCTCTCAAGATAATCCACATCATCCACATATCCGGATACGCGGATATGCAGAAAGTTTTCGTCAGGCTCTACACCAACGACATCGTAGCTGATTTCCGATAGGCAGCAATTCAGCCCGACGAGACGCTCGGTAAGAATATCATCGAATCCTTCCATGTCATTTTCAATGATGTCATCCAGCGAGATGCCAACGACACCGGAAATTTGGCCGTCATCATCGAGATTTTTCAGAATTTCTGCGGCGGTGTAAGGCTGTTCCATAACCGTGTAGTTTAAGAGTCCCATTTTGCTTCTCCTTTTGTGTTTTATTTCTGTTCCGGAAAGATAATTCAGGGGTTTGCGGCAAAAAGCAGGTTACTGATTTCTCCGCACACAGCGTAGATGCCGGCGGTATCTTTCTTTCCGCTGGCTCCGGAGGTAAGTACGACCACGCCGCAGCCCGTGTCAGGATTGTAGCACATGAGGTTGTACGCACCGTATGCGCTGCCGGTGTGATAGAACAATCTGCTCTGCCCATAGGTATTGGCTCGCAGACGCAGAGGCTGGCACTGGTAGAATCCGCCGGACACAGCCTTATCGCCGTGTGACTCCAATGTGGAGACGATGGACGGAGAAAGGTACTGTGCGCCCTCGTATTTGCCATCACCGGCAAGCAACGCCACAATTTTTCCAAGGTCGTAGGCGCTGATGGTGAGTCCGCCTGCGAATCCACTGCCGTCCGTACCGGGCAGTTCGTCATCAATAGCCTTGAGCATTTCCTGATAGGACAGGCCTGTGCTGCCATCGGCACGGTAGAGCACCGCCAGTTTTTTCGTATCGGATACACTCCCTGTTCGGAATGCCGCGTCGATGGACAGTGGACGGTAGAGGTAATGTCCAAGCAGCTCGTCCATCGTGCAGCTGTTTGCTCGCTCGACCGCAAGCCCCAGTGCAGAGAAGGCATAGTTGTTATACAGCCAGTTTTCCAAATTGCCGGAGCAGACCTTGCGTGTCGCAGACGAAGACATAAGTCGCGTCTTCATCCCATCATAGCTCCTTGATACATCCTCCGGTGCCCTGAGAGAAGATGTATGTGTGAGAACGGAACGGACTGTAATGTGGTCTCCTTCCCGTGCTTTGTGGATGGGAAATCCGAGGTAGGTGTCCAGCTCTGTATCGAGAGTCATCGTTCCTTCTTCTGCGGAAAGGTTCACTGCCATACCAACAAGCACTTTTGAGATGGATGCAGCCCGAACTTTCGTATCTGCTGTCATGGCTGATACTCCACGAACCGCCTCTCCATACGCAAAGGTGTCGGATACATGGCCGTCCTTAATGTACGCAATCGACAGACCGACCGCACCGTACTTTTTTGCAATCGCATTGATTCTGTTTTGCAGCGCTGCGTGCTGTTCTGTGGCTTGCACCACGGCTGACGCCGGGATTGTCCGGACAACAGGTCCGGTATTCTGGAGCCAGCAACCGAGTGCGAGAATCATATCGACAGCTTCTTTATGATTCATCGTGCCTTTCGGCTCGAATCCTTTTTCTGAAGCGGTCAGGATGCCGTTCTCCATGCACCATTTCACAGCTCTTCTCGCGTAAAGCGGGACCTGCGCGGCGTCAGCGCACGCAAGCAGCGTGCGGGATGAAAGCGGAGCGGCGTCACAGCCCATCGCCTTCGCCAGACGGGCAGCCATCACAGCGGCCTCATTCCGTGTCAGCGGTGTGTCCGGCTCCAGTACGCCGGCCGCCGTGCCATTTACGATTCCGTTTGCCTTTGCCCAGCTCACCTGAAGCGCGTAGTATGCGTTCTCCGGAACATCGGTGAACGATGTGCTCTGAACCGTATCAAGCTCCGGGTTTGCGAGGTTCACCAGCATGGTCAGGAACTGCGCCCGTGTGGTCTCACCTTCTGTCTCAAGCATTTCTTCCGGGATACCGTCCGGCACGCCGGCTTCAAGACTCTGAGTCGGCTCAGTGTTATACGTTGCGTCTCGCACCTCCGTATCGGTCTCAAACTCTAATGCTGCGGAGCTTGGCGTCGCGAAAAGCAGCAGCAAAAAAGCCGCAGCAAATGCGGTAAATTTTCTTTTCACGTTCATAAAAAGTATTGGCCGCTCCTCCCCCCACGCCTTTCGGCGCGTGGGGGAGAAACGGCATTCTCCTTTCCGATAAAATTATTGCCATCTCACGGCATGGTAGATTCCCGCTCCCTGTTCCGGGTCATTTTTGCTTGCTGGAAGGTCTTCATAGTGGACGCCCCGCATCTTCCGGGTAATCTTGATGGGATACGGAAGAGCTGCATTGTCCTCGTTGTAGCAGGCAATGTCGATGCCGACGCCGCGAAGCTCGGCACTATAGGGCCGGTATAAGCTGACGGGTTCCCTCAGATGCTTGTCGAGCGCGTCACGCAGCTGCTCAAACGGGATGGACAGGTCTGCAATGACCGGATACCATCTGAAATCCTTCAGACGGTACTGCTTTACGCTCCCGTTGTAGAAGCGGTGGATATGCGGAAGCAGGAAGTCCGGATTCTCCGCGATGAATGCGCGGTTCCACCGAACGACCAGTTCGTACACATCCTGCCCGTTGAACTCGCCGTAGCCTTCATAGCATGGCTCGTGGATAAAGGTCCCGTCCGGGCAGGCAATATAGCCTGCCCGGTCAGTACGCAGGTTCTGTGTGTTGTCAGTATCGGCAAAAAGCCAGGAAAAGCATCCCATGTCTCCGCCTCCCCTCTCACGCCGCGTTGGAACGAATGTCCGTGAGGATACGCTCCAGCGCCTTGTATACGCCGGACGGCGTAAGCGCGTGCTGTTCCTTCGACAGGTCATTCCCTCTCCCGTGGTTCCACAGGAGAAGCGTGAAGATTTCAGGGTGCTCCGCAAACACGCGGCCATATACGGCCTTCGTATCGGCGTTCAGGATGGACACGGTAGCATTCATCCCCCGGTTCTTGAGCGCACGGCAGATGCGCCGCGCCTCCAGACGGAGCGCCTGCTTGGATTCATCCAGCAGCTTCCCATCCTCGCTCATGTCGAAGTAAATGGTTAGGTTGCCATTGAACGCACCATGCACAGCGCCGCCATCCACGATATCGAACAGCTTCACGTTCTCAATGTCATATTCAAAACGCACCAATGTTCTCATTGTCATTTCTCTCCTTTCCCTTCTTCAAAAATGATTTTGGCTGCCTTGCGAAGCTCCGCGACCTTTTTTGCTTTATTTCCCGTGTCATCCAGGTCGAAAGTAAGGGCAGCATCCTTGAACCGCGTACAGCCATTCAGAGCGTCATCCCAGAGCGCACCGCGTTCCTCCTGTGCCTTGCTGAGCAGCGCCGCCTTATCCGAAGACGCGGCGAGCTGCTTCTTCAACGCGGGGAAATCGCGTTCGTCCATTTCGCAGGCGTTCGTATACTCGAAACGCTCATAGAGCGAATCAAGGTACTGGGTGGCTTTTTTTGTTAAGCCAAAACCCCTTACATAGACGTCTTTCCCGGCAGAATCGCTCAGGAAGCAGAGGCTCGGATTGGACTGCGCGGAGAATTCGTAGACCGCCTCGCAGACAGCCTGCAAATTTTCCATGCTTTCTTTACGATTGGGGACATCTTTCCCTTCCAGATGTTTGGTCAGGAACTCCTCCAAGCCTTTGCGCTCCTCAGACGGGAATAACCATGTGGCTCGCCACGAATTCCGCAGTAAGACGGGGTAGACCGCGCCGCCGACGAGAATGGCGAATTCATCCGCCGCGTCATCTCCGAAGAACTCAAGAGCGCTTCTGAGCCACGGCAGCAAGGCAGAAGAAACTACATCTTCGGCGATATCCGCCGCTCGTGTTTCTTCCTGAATACCCTGTACGCAACGCGCCATAATCGTGAGGTCGTAGATACTCTGCGGCTTTCCGATGTGCCACGCATCGAAGATTGTCATGCTCATTTTACGCCTCCCTTTCCGCCTGCTGCATCAGCTGGGCAAGGATATCGTAGGCGTCTGTACCCTTTACCTTGTTGAGCAGTGCCATTGTGTCCGCATAACGTTCTCTGATGACAGGCATACCGCAGAGCGCGGAACGAACCTGAAAATATCCCGGCGTCCGCTTGGCGGCAGCCAGCAGATGTGCTACGTTGCAGACACTCAACTCTTCTGCGCATCCGGCCCACTCGAAGGAGTCTCGGCCGATGGGTGCGCCGTTGCGGGGTGGAGTATTCCGCTCAATGGCGTCCAGGTACTCCTGCGTGTAACGCTCGGTGGAGGTGTCTTGAAGCGCCTCATAGGCCATCTTGAACGCGGCCAGCCACAGCCAAATGCGGTGTGCGATGGTTCGTCCCATATACGGGACGGTCTCCACGCCGTCCTCGTCCATCTCCAGCCATGCGGAGAAGGCATCGGGATTTGCCGCGAAGCCCTTCTTAGAGTTGAAGCTGCCCAGCAGGTCCGTTTCTCTCTCGTCGAGGTCGTCCTGATACTCTGTTTCTCCGTTTGCGAGCATATCGGGATGATTGTCCCTATACGCTTCCAGCAACATGGTCTTGCGCTCACGAAGCTCACCCTTGGCCGTTTCGTAATCAAAGAAGTAGTCGTCCGTTGTGCAGACAAACTTCTCCATGAAATAGCCGGGTTTCTTCCAGTAGCCGGAAAGAGCCTTCAAAGTGGCAGTCTCCGTCAGGCAAATGACCGCAGAGCCAAGGTCTCCGGTGATATACACATGATAGCCGTCCATCACCGCACGAATCGCGTACGCCTGCGTCCCTGGCTGTCTCCAGTTCAGAACGCGCACGTTTTCGTCCAGAATGTCGAGGCGTGCCTTGTGGTTTGCGAATCGCTTTTCAGCTTTTACCATTTCCTGATTCATTTTTTACTTCTCCTTTCCGCGTTCAGCAGTAGCTGCGTGCAAAATCCCGGTAAGCGTTGATACTCATTTCACAGTCATCGACCAGTCGATTGATGACGGAGATTTCGTCCTCGGCAACACCGGAATCCTGAAGCTGCTTGAGCTTCTCGTTCACTTCCTCTACGGTCTCACAGGTAGTGAACCGGTGAGAATGGAAATCCAAAACATAAAACATAGAAATCTTCTCCTTTCGGTTTTCAAATGGTTGTGTTGTAATCCTTCGTCTTCACTTGGATGATAATTTGCGTACATTTGACAGTCACGAATGTCACTTTTGCTTCCAGGATACCCGGCATAGCGACTGCCGGAATCTGGTATAGGCTGCGAAAATGCCCAATCTCCTGCAAGCCGACGCGAACTACGACAGGGATTTCATCGCTGGCGGCACCGATTTGGCTGCAAAAGTCGAAAACAGTCAGTTTCTTCATAGGGTTATCCCCCACTCAGTTCCAGCAGAGATTCCTGATTTCGCGGTCAGACAGACCAATCGTTCCATCCAGCATCTCCGTCAAGAACTCATACTGCTCGTCGCCAGTCATGCGGTCGGCATACTCCAAAACATTGTGGATAATGCGACCCGCCGTGCCGTCGATGTCGAAGTTGTTCAGAAGCCACTCGTAAGTGCCTTCGAGGCCGCAGGCTTCAGTCTCCTCGTCATCTGTGTTGGCGTCGCCATTTTCAAGAGCGTCAGCAAGGTCGTTGAGCATCTCTTGGATGGCGTCAGCGTCTTCCACCAACGTCTTGATGTCTGGCACACCACTCACGCTGCCCTGCGCATCGACCAACATCTTGACGTGTTCCTCGGTATCGAAGCTGTCCGCGTAAGAACGGACTTCGGCTGCAAGACTCTCGGCGTCAGATGCGTCTTTCGTCAGAACCGTGAAGGAGAAATCTTCCCCCGCCGGACTGCACTGGTTAAATTCGATGCTATCGCTGTCCATATCGACTGCCCATCCGTAGCTTTCTGCAATTTGAATCATTTTTTCCATTTTTCGATTCTCCTTTTTTTGAAAATTTTTTGATATATAAAAGCCAGCATCCGTATGGACGTTGACTGAACTTTCTTTGTATTTGTGATACTTCTTTTGTATGGTCTCAGCATACCGGCAGGCACGGAAAACTCCGCATTTTGCAAATTGGAACCTAAGAACCGAGGAACCTCGAATTTGGAGTGTGAAAAGGCAAAAAGAAAAAGCGCCGCCCACAAAGGGGCGGCGCTCAGGTTTAAGACTTGGGAATGGCCTCCAGAAAGGGTTCGACCTTCCGGAACACCTTCTCAGAGCAGAGAACATTATTTCCGTTGCCAAGGTGCAGTTCCACGCGGTCGCCGATTCTGTTCCAGACCTTCTCCCCGTGCAGCGTATAGACGGGTAGGAGGCCGTATCTGCCGGCTTCCACGGTATGCAGCAGAGACGTCAAGTTCTTGATTTTATACAAGGGCCGTCACCTCTGTCATTTCCCCGTCGCAGCGGAGAATCTTGAAGACCGCCATATCCACATTGGGATATTCCTCGGCAATCTTCTGGGCGACCTCGGCCTTGGAGGCTGCGTATACGTCCATGACGAGCATGGGACCACCGCAGTCCGCCCAGTTGCCCTCCTGGGATTCATCCATCGGGTCAGCATCCTCGGACAGCTGCTGGGGGAAGTAGCCCTGCGCGTCGCGCACATACGAGCTATTCAGGAACACAAGATAGCGGCATTCCGCAACCTTGTCCCTGACTCGCTCAAAGAAGGCGCTGGCATCGAAGAGCTTTACCGCTTCCTCAAAGTGACTCGCACACTCCTCCGCAGGGACAAACAGGGCAATTTCGTCACCCTCCGGGTCGGTATCCTCGCCGAACAGAACGGTCCCCCACGGCTTGCACTGCCTGGTCAGTTCCGTTGCAATGCTGCGGAGCGCTTTCCTCGCCTTCTGTTTGGCGTCCTTGACAGCAGGGACATCCATCCAGTTACTGTTGAACATCGTCGTGAGGAGCATCCCATCCTCGCCGCTGTAAGTGACCGTATAGAGATTTGCGTCGCAGCCGGGGCTGAACTGATAGTGTTCGTACAGTTCCTTCACCGCAGCGGGAAGCCGCTCAGAGTCACCTGTCGAAAACCCAGAACCGGGATAGTTTACCTCGCCCTCGGCGTTACACCAGTAATACATGGAATCGGTCTGATATGCTTTGTTCAAACTTTTAATCATTTTTCATTTCTCCTTTGTTCCGTATTTTTCTTATTCATTGCCCGCCCGGATAACCGCAGCGACGGCCTCTGGCGTCGCGCCGATGGCATCCGTATAGTTGATGAACTCGTCCTCGGCATAGTCGCGGCCGCCCACGATGTAGGCAGAAACTACCATAGTCCAGAGGTGTTTGAAATCCTCAACGGACATATCGGCTGGCCGCTTAGCCAGCAGCCTTGGATGGGTCTTGGCAACAATGTCCAGCAGGGCATCTTCGTCGATGGTCTTGCTGTACGCATAGGTCTCCTTGTCGTTCAGGAGTCGTTCGACCTGTGCGGCCAGGATTTCGACGCGCTCATAAGCGGTCAGCTCCCCGGCACCGTCGTCAGGACCGCAGCCGTTGTCCAGCTGGGCCTGGAATGCGGCCAAGTCCTCGTCCCAACAGGCGGTGTGTGCCAAGTAATAATAGGCGTTCTCGGCAGCCACATTGACGTCGAACCTGGAGTCATACTCCAGCTCGTCCAGTGCCCTGTCGATGACCTCCCGAACCCGTTTAAGGGTGAGAGAGGAGGATTCGTAGTCTTTCAGCAATTTCATGCTTCTGTCTCCTTTCGAGTCAAGAAAATCAGTTGTTGGGCTTCAGAATATCGGGTATCCAGTTTTCAGCAGATGGCCTGCGGAGACTCTCCGGCACGCAATCATAGAACGCTGAATTTTCCGCCACAGCCATGTCGATAATCCAGAAATCGTCACCATTCTGCATCACGTCGATGCTCCACTGGCCTTGCAGGTCAAGCGCCGGCAGGAATTCCCGAATGTGTTCCACCACGGAATCGACATTCTCATGGTAGCGCCGCATCAAGGTCGCTTCGTGACTTTTGAAAATCACATAATCGTGCATCTGATGCGGACTGTTTGCGTCCGAGCATGAACCAAAGCGATTGAGCATAGTCTTCGGCTCCCAATAGGGAGAGACACCGATGACAGCATCGCTGTCACAGTCAACAAATACGCGATATTCCGTATGAAGCGGCAAACCATGATAGATACAGGGATTTCCCTCTTTATCTGGAATGAATTCCCGCACGACCCACTCATTTGTCGTTGAGACCCCATAAATGCAGGGAAAGCTAAGGGGACCGGCCATCTGTAACGCCTGATGGTGGATGTAGAGCAAATACTCGCCAAGCTCTCGAACCTCTTTTTCTCCGTGTACCAGACAATTCCGGAAGTCGAACTTCGATGAATAGGTGCCGGTTTTCACGAAGTAATCCCGCTCGTCATTCAGGCGAAATACAGCGTGCGCCCAGTTATCGACGATTTGGATGGTCGAAGGCGTTAGGCTGTGATAGTCCAGACGAGTCAGCTGTAAGAGCGTCAGGGGGACCTTGGCTATCGTCGTTGCCGGAATCCGGAAGAATCCAGAATCCCGGTAGGCACTCACAAGCTCCGGGAACCAATGTCCGATGGAGTTGCGATTCTGCCCGATGATGCGGTAGGCCAGCGCATCAAGGTCAAGGATGTCCAGTCCCTGCCGAAAGCGGTTATACGCATCCCTACGGTCCTTCGGCGTCTTCCCGTTCTGCATCTTGTCGTAGTAGAACAGGAGCGCAGCTGAGGCGGTGATGTCAAGGTCTCGCTTCATCAGTTCCCCACTTAGCTGCGGTCGCAGCGAAGCTGGAATTCGCAGCAGGTCCTGATTGGTGACAGGAGCATTTTTCTCCGGTGCGTTGGAAAGCGATTTTTCAATTTTGCCTGTTTTTCCATCATAAGTGTAGGTCAGCGTCTGCCCGATAAGCTCCTTCACGATGCGCTCCGTAAGAGCTTTCAGCTCTTCCGGGCTGTCGTCGCCGAGCCGCTCGTTTTTCGCCGCTGCCTGCCTGGAATTGACCTCAAAAATGCTTTCTGGCTCAGTCTGCAACGCAGCTTTGGAATAAGCCTTCTCGAAGGCATCCAGTGCATCAGGACTGACGCGCAGGATTTCCGCGATTCGGTCTCTGCTGATGTTGAATTTCTGCGCGGATGCCTGAGCAAACAGATTGTCTAATCCAAACATCTTTACCCCCCCTTATGCAATTTGGAAATCGGCGTTTTTTACATAGTCTTCCGCTTTCTTCTGAAGCTGGCTGACCTTGCAAATCACGTTCTCCTCGTCGTCGATATCCTCGTAACTGCTGTCACAGCCGTCTACCACATTACCGTTTGCGGCAATGTAGAGCGTATCGAAGGAAATGCTATCGTACTCCGTAGAGTAATCCGTTACCAGCTCGTCCATGTCGGTCCTGAGCACCTCCGGTGCTCTTACGCCGATGCCGTTCTTGTTGGCACGGCCGGTATTGAGCAGCCAACTCAAATCGTCATCCTCGACCGAATGCTTTTTACCCCGGCCGAGGAAGGACAAGCCTCTCAGAATTTTCGCGTTGTCGTTGTCGCGAAACGCCTCGTGGAACATATCCTCAGAGATATCGACCTCGCACATATCCGGTTCTTCCATCTTTGGATATGCCTCCAGCAGCGTCAGCGCGAGGTCGCGCATCTGCTCCTTCGACGCCGCTCCGTTGGTGGCAACGTAGAAAGAATTCGGCATCGTACCGTAACGCTCCGCAAGTTCAAAGTATCGCTTGATGGCCGGCACATTCAAAGATGGCTCGCCGCCCGTGAAAGTGACGGAACTGGGATAGATGTGCTTGGCGATTTCCGATAAGGTGGCTGTTGAAATGTCCAGATTCTGCGCATCTCCGCGCAGGCAGTGCTCGCATTTCATGTTGCAGCGCCGCGTGACCTCAATGACGAGGAACTCTACATGAATCTCCATTTTTCATTTCTCCTTTTTTGTGATGGTTATGTGATATATAAAAGCCAGCACCCACGCGGACGCTGACTGAACTTTCTTTATGTTTGTGATACTTCCTTTGTATGGTCTGAGCATACCGGCGGAAGTGGAAAATGCCACATTCACCTTCCAAGAACCTGAGAACCGAGGAACTGGAGAACTGCAAAGAAAAAGCGCCGCCCGTAATGGACGGCGCTTTTTTATCAAATTTTGTGGGTGCAGTACGGGCAGCGCTCGTCTGTCGCGTAGCAGATGCACTCGGTATCATCCTGCCAGGGGTGGCAGGTATTGATGCGAAACCGTGCGGAAAGTGCGGTTTCCAGATAGTCTGTCACAGGACCAATGGCGGCCATATCCCAGCGAAGCGGAAGCCCGTCGTCGGCATCCTCCTGCAAGGAGTGTTCGCCGGCGGCTTCCTTCGCCTCGTCCGTGGCGTCAGACAGGAGGCCTTCCGGAAGCACGTTGACGTGTTCCACGGAAAGCTCATTTACAGCTGCGAGAAGAGCCTCTTTCGGCTCCTCCCCGTTTATGCTGTGGCCTGTAACAACCGCACAGATGAAATCGAACACTGCGTTGTCAATGCGGTCGCCGGCCTCGGTGAGGAGGTCATCGTCCTTCACAGGCTCCCTGCGGATGGTGCCATGCGTCCACGGCCCCGTGTAGGTGCCGATACTTGGCAGGCGCTCCAGAAGAGCCGCCTTCATACCGTCGAGATATGCCTTGTAGTGCTTCTTCTGGAAACCCTCCGAACAGGGGTTATCCTTCTGAAGCAGTTCCACGGCATAGGCCCAGTCGCTGTCCACGACGCCAATGTAAAACAGGCTGCTTTCGAGGATGACGCGCACATCGCGGCCAAGCCACTTAACCTGATTGACACGAGCAAAGCCCGGATAGCGGCGCGTGAAGTTTTCCATGAAGCACTCCAACACATCATCCAGCTCGTTCGCACTGCCTTCGTCATCGAAGAGCCAGTCATCACTGGACAAAGCCTCGGTGCTGAGGTCCTTCTGGAGAACGGTGTCCTCGCAGTTATCTTCGTGCCGAAACACATTTGTGTAGTCGTTGTCGATGTAGAACAGGCCCTCATACGGACCATTCACACAAGCATTACCTTTTCCCATTTTTTCATTTCTCCTTATTGTCAAAAAACCGTAGATTCTCAGATGTCGTCATCACCGACATCGAACCCCAAATGACAGAATCCAAACTCGTCGGACAGCCAGTTGGAAATCGTGTCGAGCCATTCTTCCCTACTTGCGAAATGGGACTGGTCGAATTTACTCGGCAGCTCGACTTCCTTCGGCAGGGAGGCAAGAGCCTCCCCGTCGCCGTCGGTGTCCCAAAGGATATTGCGGATTTTCATTTTTTCTCCTTTCAGTCGGCAGACACATACCACCAGCCGGTGTATCTGTCTTCTTCGTGATTTCTTTCGTCCTCCTTGGGGTCGTAGTAGCCGGTGTGGAGGTCAAAGGCCTCCCCCCGTTCGTTGTAAAGCTGCCACAGGAGGTCGCACAGCGCGTTCGCGGCAGATTCTGTCTTGCACAGAATCTGGTCTCCATCGCTCCAGACTTCGCCATCGGAATAGTCGCGAACCTGCGCACAGATGAACGAAAAGAAATCCTTTTCTGCATAGCTGTCGCAGTTCACGGAGATATCGAGCGTTTTGCTGACATTCTCAATCTCGTCGTAGTGTCTTTTGACGAGATAGTTGTTCACGATGAACTGCATCCGCTTGGAGCACACGCCCACATGAGTGCAGTAGAGACAAGTCTTCTGCATATCAGCAATCCTCCTTCATCATGAAATCCTTCATAGCGTAGTCCTGGCAGCCGTCATCGCCCAGTCTCGGAGCCTTTCCGGTGACGAAGGGCAGCTTGCAGATGCCATGCGGATTGAAGACGCAGAACTCCGCGTCGCATTCCGTACACAGCTTCTCCAGTTCGGCGTAGTTATCCCGCTCCTGGTCGGAACTGCACTCAATCTTCGTCAGGTATTTCAAGCTGGCGTTCATGGTATTTCCGGTTTTGAGCAGGTAGTTGAACATACCGTTTCCGGTATCGTCCTTCTCAACGCTCAAGAACATCACAGCGGCACCGTTGGAATCCGGAAGCATTTTGACGATTTTGACCGTGGCACGGGAAGCGTTCTCCGTCCCAAAGCCATAGGCACAAACATCGCCGACCTTCAGCTCCTGTGCAGGCTGATTATGACGGCAGGTATCGGTCTCGGAGTTGTAATCGCAGTTCTCCACGCACTTGCCCTCCGGATGCTGGCAGGCGTCGCAGAGCATCAGCCGATTGCCGCAATGAGGGCAGAACGCCTTGTAGCCGTCTGCGGCCACATTCCATCGCATCTCGACCTCTGCTTCGCAATGCGGGCAGACCTCTGTCACGATATACTCGCGGTCTTTGCAGGAACCGGTGGTTTTCTCACTAATATTAGTCATAATTCTCATTCTCCTTCTTTTTTGTCAGTCACGCCAGTATGCGCCGTCTTTCGCTTCGCCCTTCGGGAAAACGGTATACTCTGTTCCGTGCAGCACGATGTACTCATGGTCCAGAACATTGGCAGAATCTCCAACGTCAATGGTCTGAATGTTGAATACCTGCTTTGTGTCCAGACAGACGTCTGCCTTTGTCGCCGCAATGCAATTTCCGCCGTCCCAAACGGAGACATAAGGGATGTTGCGAACGATGGAAGGCTCTTCCTCAGTGCTCTGCTCAGCTTTCTCCAGAGCTGCCCGTACCTCGCCAATCTGCCAAGAAGGCATCAACGGGAATCCGGCTCTCGTATAGAGACCGCCGCCCGCCACCGCCTTCTCCAAGGCGGCCTTTGCGGCGTCCTCGGATGCGAAGATGGTGTACTGGCTGACCTCGATACCGGGCAAGTAGGAAAACGTCTTCGTTTTACCATCAGAGCATTCGACTTCGGTCATTCCCGAATAGGCAACGCCCGTCCAGCCAAACCAACCGGGTTCCACAAACTCGGAGAAGGTCACAGTAGACACCGTTACCTTCACGACCGCCAAATCTCTCGTGGACGGACGATACAGCCGACCGTATTTGTTGACCTTCTGCTTAAAGGTGATTGCGTACACCTCGGAGCCAATGCCGATGGGAACGCCGTCAGCAGTCTTGCACGCTGGTAAGAGATATGCCTTGTTTTTCATTTTTTCGTTTCTCCTTTTTGTTCATGAAATTTTTTATATATAAAAGCCAGCATCCGCAAGGGACGCTGACTGAACTCTCTTTGTGTATGTGATACTTCCTTTGTATGGCCTCAGCATACCGGCGGAAACGGAAACTACCACATTTATCTTCCAAGAACCTGAGAATATGAGAACCTGAGCTGTGGTAAGGCAGAAAAAAAGCGCCGGCGGATGTTTCATCCACCGGCGCTTCAGTTATTGTGTCACATCAATCGTCCACTCGCTCTTTTTCCGGTCTACCGTATAGATGAATGGCAGCGTGCCAGCCCTCTCCCAGTTGATATACTTGCTGGGTTCCTGCGTTGTAACGACGCGATTGATGACGATGCGGCCTTCCATGTCGGAATCAACATACTTGCCGTCACCGTCCTCAATAATGGAGTTGACGCTGAAATCCTGACCAGGACGGAACTGCTCCAGCTCAATCGCCATCCAGATGACCTCATGGAAGCCAGCCTTAGCGGCCTCAATGGTATCGGCAGCGAATTTGTACCCGTAGCAGCCATCGCCGTCTTCCAGCATGATGCTGTTCACATATTTCTGCTCTTCCGCATCCCACTCCTTCAGGAGCTTCTTGTAGTCCATCTTCTCGTAGGTAGGACGGATGATGCGAAGCACTGCTTCCTGCTCGTCCTTTGATAAGGGGCGCACTGCCTCTACACAGACATCACCGAGCCACAGAGATACCGTGAGGTATGGCTTTGCGAGCTTGGTGCAGTATTCGTCTACATCCGCATAGATGTTACAGTAGGAATCGTTCTGCTCCGTTTCAAAAAAGGTTCCGAATAGTCGGTCCACATCGGAAATGCCTTCCAGCATGACGTTCCACGTCTGCGTTTCATCGTCAAATAGGAAAGCATCGTTATTATAACGGTCAACGCAGAAATCAGAGTCGGTGATTTCTGCTCCCATGAGCTTCAGGGAGTCGATTTTTGCCAGTGACTTTCCCTTCTCTTCCTCTGAGCTTTCAACGAGACGAAGAGATGACGTAAGGAAATTTGACCGCTTCTCGTCCTGAAACAGCACCTCTACCATCTGGAGGTAAGGCTTGGTCTTCAGAAGGGCCATGATTCTGCCCGTCTGGTTATGGCGCTTGTTGCCGGAGGTGATGACCTGTACGGCGTCGAACAGGTGAAGGTTGATGCCATTGCAATCCTTTACTTCGCTCCACTTCGGCATGATTCTATTATTCATGTTTCATTTCTCCTTTTTTTAAGTCGGGTATTTGCGAAAATAGGTGGTTAACTATTCGAAATCACAGCCGTTGGGACAGACGTGGATTATCGTCATCCTATCCCTCTGAATTTCGAACGTCATGATATAATCCTCCTTATTTTTTAGAACTTTTCGATTTGGATGTAGCATCCGTTCATGTGCGGGTCGTATTGACGCAGGTCATAAAACTGGCGGAACTCGACCTTGGCTGTGCCGGCTTTCTCTACCTTTTGGATGACTGCGTCAACATTGACATAGCCCTGAGTAAAGCACGGGACTGACGGGTAGATGGTACGCTCCATGTCGCACAGCTTATCCTGGAACTTGATGGTATTTCTTGGGTTGTTGTGCCATGCTTCATAACGCACCGCCGACTCCGGTGTCAGCTCATACGGGGTGTTTCCCCCCGCCATAAGCAGACGCCACGAAAGCTCCTCTTTCGTCTCCTCAACGAAGGAGAGTCCGTTGAGAGCCTTGATGTGGTCGTTTTGCGTACCGAGTTCCCAGTTCTTTTTGCTTGCCCGATGTGATTTGTATGCCTCTGTGTGGAATGTTACTTTGTAGCTCATATAATCCTCCTTAAATTTTGGGGTATTTAGAAAAAATGGTGGTTTTTGATTTGTCAAGTCGGTTCAAATCAAAATCGACTTTATTTTTATTGGTGGTTTTCTGCTCGATAACTGGCATTTTGTATTGAAGTATCGTTACTATACAATATAGAACTTTTTGAAAAAAGGTGGTTTTCTTTTCAAAAAAGGGTGGTCATTCTGGCAGCTTTGTGATATAATAAACCTTACCAACCAAAGGCTCGGGAGGTGTATTTATGGGAGCGACAGAAGTTGATGGTCACTCTTTCAAAGATATCGGGTTGCCTGAGTTCACCGTAATCAGTAGGAAGGAATCTGAAACCGGGGACATTTTGTACACGGTAGAACCCAAGGAAAGAATAGCGGACTGTCCGGCCTGTGGCGGCAAGCTGCATATTCACAAGGACGCCAAACGAAAGGTAAAAGACTTAGATGAGTTTGGACATCGTGTGGGTATCGTCGTCAAGGGTAAGTCATATCGCTGCAAGGATTGTGGGGAGACTGTGCGTGAAGAATACGCATCTATCTGTGGACAAATGACCCGGAGAATGGTTGAGAGCATCCAAAGGGACGTATTTGGCGACATGACCTTTACTCAAATCGCAAGGCGGTATAATGTCTCGGTCTCTACGGTACAAGGGTTGTTTGAGGAACAGGGCGAGAAACTGTGGACCGCATATCATTTCGTAACGCCTCGTGTCCTGGGCATCGACGAAGTACATCTAAACAATGCCTATTATGGTGTATTTGTAAATGTTGATAGGCAAAATGGCGGAATCATCGAGTTGTCGGAGGAACGTTCTAAGAATGCTGTCATTGATGTGTTGAAGCGTCTGGAAAACCCAGAGAACTTATGTTATGTGACAATGGATATGTGGAGACCCTATTACGATGCGGTGCAAAGCGTTTTCCCGGGCATCCCTGTCATCATCGATCATTTTCATGTTATCAAAGAACTGTCCCGGTCTCTCGACAGCATCCGTGCTGGCCTCTGCAAAAGCATCAAGGATACCAAGACACGAGTAAGCCTCAAACACAATCGCTTCCTTTTACTTAAATCCAGTGAGGAACTTACCCCTACGCAAAAACGAGCATTGGATGTGCTTCTTGCCGCTTATCCTCAATTTGATATACCATATCAACTCAAAGAGTCATTTCGCAACATATACGCTTTTGCCAAGACCAAAAGCGAGGCGTTGAAGATGTTCGATGAATGGTGTGTTGAGTGTGAGCAGTTGGGAATAACTGCCTACAACGGTTTTATCACCATGATAAGGAACTGGGAACCTCAAATATTTGCCTATTTTGATTTTACTGGTGATGACCGCACAAATGCCCAGACCGAAAGCCTGAACAGGGCTATTCGGAATGTAGCAAGAGATGGACGGGGTTACTCATTCCAAAACCTCCGCACCAAGATGGTTTTCTATAAGAAGCCTACGGGCAGCACTCGATTCAACTTTGATGCCTTCGATGACTGAACACAGCAAAAGCCCTGACCGCGGTGGTCAGGGCTTTTTACTGCGATAAGGTTATACGAACATCTGCTGCAACAAGCCTTTCTTGAACTCCTGCATCGCCTCCATCTGCTCCTTGGCGGCAGCAATCACATCATCCATAGCTGTAAGGAATGCAGCGATTTTACG